TTCGCATTCTGCTTCACCAATAAGAAGACGGATGCCTACATGATTTGCATTGAAATAAGCCGCACTAGATGTAAGCGTTACGCCTGTTCCATTCGTTGCACTAGCAGACAGCGTTACACCAGCAGGTTGAAAGTTATAATAAGGCTGGTGCGTTTTTGTTCCGTCAATAGTTTGCTCAAACTCAAACACACGCATTTCAAAAGAAGTAAGGCCAGTTCTTACAAGTGTACGGCACAGAAAACTTGTATGCGCGATAAACATAAAGTCACCACGCTGAGTAAAGGTAAACTGGTTAAGATTGCTGTTGGTAATAGGTAGCGCATTACCACCCACATCTTGTGTAACGGTAGACACTAAAGACAATGCACCGCTAGATAAAATGCGGAAACATTCAATCTTCGCGTTGCTAAAAGCAATTATATATTTTTCGTCATCAGAAAAAATAAAAGGCTCAATACGAACCTGCTGAAGCAAAGTGCTGTTGTATGTGTGGGTGAAGTTATATTTACGTTGCAACCCAGCGCGGTTGATGACTCCGCCCTCTGAGCGAATAGTAAAGTTCTTCAATGACTCAGCGGCCTGTTGGTAAACAGGGCTTTCTGTCCTTGAAGTTAAAGAAGGATTGATTTCACCAAAGCTAAAGTTATTCAGCGGGATTCTGATGCGCGGCATTAACTTCGCCTTTCGCTAATAAACCTTGATGTAACCAACTTGCGTGTTGTTTGTTGCTGGGAATCGAGCGTCTTGGCCTGTTGCATAAGCTGTTGGGCTTTGCGCTCCATCATCTGAGCCATTGCCTCATCTCTAGCAATGGCTAATGCAAATGAAGCACTCAGAGCATATTCAACAGCTAATGTAAAATAGCTGGGAAAGTTAATCTCTTTTGCTCTGAAGGTATAATCTGCTACCAAATCAGAATTGCTTTGAGCATTGCTAAATAATTTATCACCATAGATGGTGTATTCGATAAGCTGGTCGCCCACTGTCACAGCATGAAGCATTAACAAATCAACAGGCAGTTGATGGGCTACATCAAATCTACCTGTAGGTGCGGCACTTAATTTATTTAAAGCTGACTGGTTAGTTGAAAACCGCCAGCGTGAAGCGCACAAGGCTGTACGCACTGTATCTTCATACAAGTTTGAGGCCACAAGAGCCTCGGTGCTATCTGCGCTGAAAGATGTAATTGGCTCTGCGCCAATCAATATCAACCCGCGTGATGCAATATCTATATCTGAGTTAGCCGCTGATGACATCTGGTAATGGGGGGGCTTCTGCCCCCCCACCCCCTAGGGTCTTAGTTATTATCTAGGACTTCATAGATACCGTTGTCATCAATAACAACAGCACCCATTGACATCATAGATGTAGCCAAGTGAGCGGCCTTCTGAGGCACATAGTTAATCTCAGTTTGAACATCTGAGTTGATGCCCAAGCCAACAGCAGAAGTATGGTAAGCAATGTTCTTACCAGCAGTAACTGCTGAAGTTGAGAAAATCTTAAAGCCTAAGAATTCCTTCATAGTCATGCCGCCTGCGAATGGCAGATTCTGGTCACCAACAAAATCGCTAGAAGCGAACTCATTGATGCTAAACAAATCTGCATAACCAGCAGGTGACATTGCTAAGTAACGCCCACCATCTTCTGGAAGGTCAGCAACGCCAAAGGTTTCAAACAACTCTAGCAAATCCGCTTTATCTACTGCGGCGGCAGTTGAGTTAATCTGAGTTGAGTTAGCGCCTGCGTCCATAGCAGTATAAAGAAGATCGTCAGTCTTGCGACCCAATGCGGCGGCGGCTGATTGTGCCACTGCCTGACGCTCATCAATATTGATTTTCAATTCATCGAGCTTGTCGATGTATTCTGCGGCATAGAAGTCTGCCATGGTTGCTTCTACATTTGTATGTACAAGTTCCATAGCGGTGACATCGCCATTACGGGTTTTGGTTGAAGCAGCACCTGAACCAATTTTCTGAAAGCGTACAACGCTACCACGAACATTACCTACTGTGCGAACAGTGTTACGGAGTTTTGACCCCATACGCTGGTAAGCCATGTGAACTTCGGATTCAAACTGCTTAATGAAAGCTATATCAATAGTATTAGCCATTATTAAGAGTTCCTTATCAAAATTTACACTACGTCACAGTTGTCCGTTTCGCTCGTCAATCAGTTATCCCGTAGGGCTGTCAGTTAGAAACAGGCTGTATGCTATTGGAATGTCACTTCAATAGACTTTTCGCAACGCACAAAACGCAAACATTGAAAGCCATTCACAATTGTTGGCTCTTCTGCAAACATAAAGCCGAGGTGGTCAAGCCAAGCAATTGTTTTTGTATGGTCTACAGGAACAACATTTTCCAACAAGTCATATTGTGTTTGAAGCCAGTCAACAACTTGTTGGGCTACTTTGACAAACCTGACAGGGACTTCATCTAGCTGAGTAGCGCCCAACATCCATACTGTAGCTGAACTAACGCTTTCATCTATTACGATTGGCACTACACCAAACATACAAACAGGACTGTCTTTATATAAAACAGTCCATGTATGTGCGCCTTTTAACCTAAGAGGCTGATGCAAAGCCCTCCATGCTGTAGAGCCGTGTATCACACACTCCCTCAAATCATAAGGGCGCAAATGATGTTGAAGATAGCCAGCATGTTCAGAGTTTGCTTTGACTATCTTCACATCACCTTCAGTGTGAAACGTATCAACGGTAGATTTTGGAAAAACCATCTTGAACCTTTTTCACAAATGCTTGGTCACGTTTTGCTGGATTCCAATATCTGTCATCCATCATCATTGAACGTAAGTCATCTTCTTTCATTTGTGAGTGAGGCTCTGTTGCTCCACCAACCGCAGACTGAGACATGTTCGCCATAATAAACTCAAGAGCCTCAATGCCTTTAGCAGAAGAACCAATTTCAAGAATTGCGTCTTGATACTCTTCTGGAAAAAACTTCTGAGACCAAAGGTCTACTGCCTCAATACGAGCGTCTGCGTTTTCACCTAGCATCTCATGTTCATGCTCTAGGTTCGGTTGCATTGCGTCCATAAAATCAATGTACTTATTAACGCCATCAGTGAACTCTTCTTGAGAATAACCATTTTCAAAAGCGTGATTTGCCCACCAACCAAACAACTCATTATCATTTAACAATGTCGGGTCAAGTGACTCAGGTACTTCATAATCACCAACAGACTCAGGGCGATTGGCATACGCTTGCTGTTCTATCTCAGAGATAACGCTGTCTCTTATTTCTTCTTGGCTTGCGCCCAACTTGGACTCAAGAGAAGAATAAGAGTTAGCCAAATCTTCTGGGGTGTTAAATTTTTCTGGTAGCCATTCTGGTCTGGCAGGTGCTTCTGATGCCTCAACAGCAACTTCTACATTATCTGCTTCATCCATTCTTATTTACCTTTTCTCCATGTGCGATGCGTCTTTCAATAAGACCAACTAAAAAACGCTGACCCTCAAGATGTCTGAGTTCAGCGTCACTTGCCCCTGCACCTGTTACTGCCTCAATAGTTACTGAGCGCAGATACTTAATTACTTCTCTCCCCGTTGGAGTTGCGAATAATGCGTGTATGTTTTTTGATATAAGGTGGTCATTCTCGCGTGAGCGAGGATACCCATCAAGACCTAAGTGCTTGGACATCTGGTGCGTTACCTTGAGCCATCTGTTGCTGATATTGTTGAGCGGCTTGAAGCAGTTGCTCTCGCTCTACTTTGTCTCTTACCAAGCTGTCTGGAACACCAAACTTCTTGGCAAGATACGCCGCAACATCATCAGAACGGATAAGTATGTTAAGCACCTCGGGCCCAAATGTACCACCCACAAGCTGTAGGTAGCGCGATACATTTGATATGTCTTGATTGGCTTGCGCTTGAGCCAACGGTGATACTGACTTCACCTTTACTTCTCTGCCGTTGATTGATGGTATCTCAATACGGCCTTGCTTCTTCAATATATATACAACGCGCTGTAAAACAGGTTGCACCATTTCTGCCTGCAACCTACCAAACGCCGAGCCAATACGTCTTGATAGGTCAGCCATGCGCTCTGCCACTTCCGTAGCAGTTGCTGGTGTTTTATTTGGGTCACCTAGCATATCATTATATAAAGCTCTTTTAATGTTGTTACGCATGTCACCCAAAACTAGATTCGCAACATTGAAATCACCAGCCGCTCTTATAGGTTGTAAACCCTGCGAACCCATCGCCTTTGGGATGATAGTCCCTGGCACTAGGTTTATTGTGTCAGTGTTTACAACGCCATCATCATCCATCTGATAAATGCCAGAGATAGCCATCTGAGCGTTTTCAAGTATTAACTCGATTGTCAGGTTGGTGGTTTTGATTGCGCTTAATGCGTTAATAAGTGGGCCACGCCCATAAACTTCACCCGCCGCCTTAGACCAGCGGAAACAAATAAATGGATTTGAGCCTGCGCCCTCAAATCTTTCTGTATATATTACAGCTTTGTCTTCTACGTCTAGCACATAAAAGTCATGGATTTCTTTATTGGGCTTGGAATAGTTACGGCAAATAACTTCCAGTAACTTTACTTTGGTATCAGGTGATTGATTTAACTGCCTCTGAAGTTTATCGCTCAGAACAGCCTTTGGATATGCGACTTGTATGTCTGTAACTTTAACTTCACGCTGTCTAAATACATGGTCAATTTTATCATCGGGACCAGTGTCAAGCACGACAGACGGAAGTGGTATCGCATTAAAGCGTACCGGATTGATAGCGTCACCTTCTTCAGCAAGGAGGACGCCTGTGCCAACAGCCAAGTCCATAAAGCTTTCATGAATCTCTTGGCCAAAGTTTGAGTTTTGTAACACTTCAAAAACATATTCAGTAACTTCATCTAATGAATTATTTACAGCATCTAGGTTCTGGTCTGGGATTTCAGAGCCAGCAACAAAGTCCGCCCAACGTGCAAAGTTAGGCACAAGACCAGACTGCAAGCGAGAGGCAAACTCTTGCACACCTACAACTGCTGTCTCGTCAAATATCTTGTCGTCACGGCGTTGCCCTACGCTTTCAAAGTAAAAACTTTTTCGCATAGGCAAAGCATACTCGTAGCACTCATCAAAGAGTGGCTCAAACAAAGTTCGAGCTTGTTTTGCTTTCTCGTATTTCGCCAACAGGCGTGTCGACATTGGGTCGTGCATTACACAGTCTCGTTATAATAACCCAGACCGCCTCTGCTACCAGTGAGCAAAGATACGCCGCCGCGTCCACCGCGCTTGCGTTTTACAGCACGTTCAAGCTGTTCTGCCTTATTATCAGAGGCGACTTTCAACTCTTTTTGAGTTTCGTTTTCACGCTCAATTTTAGCTTCAGCCGTTTCTTCAGGCTGTTTCATTTTAGGTGATGCCAAACACATATTCAGACTCCTTATAGTTTGTCATAACCCCAGCTTTATTGTTGCGGCAACGCACAAAACTACATCCTTGACCATAAACCTTGTCTGCGTTTTTTAGGTTGGCGTGAGAATACGTCATAGTTTCTTTGCGCCTGAAATGGTTTGGGCGAGTGTGCTTGGTTCGACAAGATAGCCCTGCCCTCTCCAGAGCCAAGCATTAAATACTGCAACGCATCGTGAATATGGGAGAAGTGGTTTTTCTCTGGTTTATCATCATACCTCTCACCAGATACCTGAATACGTCTGTATTGATAACCACCTTCAAATCCTTTGATTATATTGCGACAACGGAAATCGATAAGAAGCCCTGATAAACCATCAACCATTCTGTTAAGAGTTGTTGAAACAGATTCCAACCTAAGAGCAACATCGTTAGATGGGGCTGGACGAGCATTAAGACCCGCCCCGCGTAATATTTGAAAAGGTGTACTTTCATCAGTCTGAGCGCGGAAGTCGCCAGCGGGATCACCAAAGATGATGACCTCGTTGCTGGGATATCTAGTAAGAAGTTCTTGTCGGAGGACTTCGCTGAACTTAACGATGCCCATATCAAACGCTACTATCTCTTGTAACAGTAGCCAACGTCCACGCACTTTTTGCCCTATAACAGCGGCGGGAGTAAGCCCAAAGTCAACACCAATATAAACAGGTACACCAGCCGCCACTGGTATCTCTTCTTTAGAAACGTGAACATCTGGTGCGAAATTGGGATAAACGGGTTTGCCATCTTTAATACTCCCAAGGCGATTCATTACATACACATCTATCCAACTCTTCGTCTTGCCTTGTACGATATTCGGATAGTAATCTTTCCTCATATTGTTTCTGTTTTCTGCGCTCACGTTTAGCGTATATCCTGTGATATTCCCGTCCTCGCCTTTTTCTTCTAGCATCCCTGCTGGCTGTGTGAAGAAACTCCAGTTGTCTGGCTTGACTAACATTTTTGCTTCTTCTTTTGCTATGTGGTCGGGTATCGGCACTTCGCCTGACATGATAGGCCACCAATGGTCTTCCTCTGGTGCGTTTGTATCCGCAATCACTCCCGTCCAAGTACAGCCTCCGTCTTTCATTGATGGGAATCTACCTACACGCATGGAGCAAGCATCGATAATATTCTTATTAATTTCACGAGCTTCGTTTATCCAGATGCCTGTAAGTTCCAATGACAGCAACTTCTTTACGTCCTCTGGTCTATCCAAAGCTAAGAAGATAACCTCAAGGTCGAGGTCTTGTCTTTTAATGTGGTGGGTGTAAGGCACAGACCATTGGAACTTGCCCCATTCTTCTTCAGGAAACCAATCCAACCACGTTTTGATTGTGGTCGTTTTAAGTTGTGGATTGGTGTTACGAATGACTGCCCAGCGTGAGCGACGGACACCATTGCTATCTTTTTCTTGCTGTAAAGCGCGGCGGAATAATTCTACGCAACAACACACAGACTTGCCAGAACCAACAGGGCCACGGAGCGCACGAAAGAAAGACGCATCTTTCATAAATGATTTTAAGACTTCGCCGTCAGGTTTATATTTAAAGCTGGTCAACTTTGTGATCCTTGCCGAACCTAATCATGCGGTCAACAATGTGAGGCGCAATAACAGCAATAACTTTGTCTGCTTCTCTGTCGGTTTGGAATTGTTTTGGATGGTAAGCAAGATGAACTCTCTTTACGATTGCTCGCAAGATATCACGCTCATCTTTTTTCAATGTATGAAGAAAACTCATGTGCGGTGCGCCTTTGTTTTTTTAGCAACGTTCTGAGGTTGCTTTGAATGTTGGACACCCTTCTTAATCGCTTTGCGTTTTGCAGCAGTAGAAGCCGCATACTCAGAGGCCGATAAAGATTTTATTGCACTTTTGGGAAGATACCGTTCACCTGTTGCGCCTTTACCTTGAGTGGAGTTTTTGCCGCTCTTGGTTTGCCACTCTTGCTTAGTCCATTTTTTAAGAGATTCTTGTGAAGGTCTTAAAGCCATGCTTTCTTTCTCGCTAAAAAGTATGCCATTCCCAAAACAATTAAGGCCGAAATCAAAACCAAAGCAAAAATACCTACCGCTTCTTTGAGTTCTTCTTTCTTTTTTGCTCTCTCGCGTAGCGCAATTTGCCTTTGCTTACGCGCCTCTGCTTGAAACTTTACCCAATCAGGCCACAGACCTGCCCTGCCATATAACTGCATCCAGCTTTGCAGGTCTGCTTCTTGTTGTTTGACTTTCTCGAGTGCCATAAACTCCTCAAAGTCATTGCCAAATACACTAGCTTTCTTCTTGCGTTGCCTGTTCTGCAATTCTTCTTTTGCATTTACAAAATCGGATATCGCCTTCCCTGCACTGGCAAGCTCCTTCCCGTTCGCAACAGTCGTCTTGATAATTGCAAACGCACCATTTATCGCGGCCAGTTCTGCTAACATTAGCTAGTATACCCGCCTCCCTTTGCTTTATAAGCTTTGGCTAACATCTGCGCTTTTCTCGCACTCCACTGACCACTAGACCCGCCCTTGTTGCCAGCCTTGATGCGGTTAAAAAGAGTTTTACGCATTTTCGGTTTTGTATAATTACCAGCCGCATTTACAGCCATCAGTATCCCCGTGAGTAAGAACCAGACGCAGGCTTACGCGGTTGTTTAACAGGTTGGGCGACAGGCTTTGCTGTCGCCTTCTTTATAGGTTTCTTAGCCATTAGCTGTTGCGTCCTTTATTTCTGCCGCGCAACATTGATTTCTTTTTGCGACGCTTATAAGCCGCTTTTGCACGTTCGGCTTTTTCTTTCATTGCCGCAACTTCACCGCGAGGGTCTTTAGTTTTTCTTGCCGCGTCATCATCACGACTTTCAGCACCCTGCTTAACAGCTTGGCGAATAGAACGAGTGACAGATTCTTGTGCGCCCTCGTTCTTATTCTTTGCATTCATCATGTTCATTTGAGTCTGAGACATACGCTTGTAAGGGTTGTTTGATTTTGAACCTGCAACTTTCCCTTTTACACTTACGGTCTGCACACCATCTTTCTTTTCAGAAGACACTGCTTTAGTAGACGGAACATTGATGCTCTGCCCAATGCTTATTTTATTTGCGTTCTTAATCTTGGGGTTAGCCGCAATCAGTGCGCGTAATGTGATGCCCTTGCGCTTCGCAATCTGCGATAGGGTGTCACCCTTCTTTACTGTATAACTCATGCCTTATCCTTTTTAGCTTTATACCGTTCAAGTAACCTGCGGCCTTTCGCAACCGCAGAAGCCTTGTCGCCATTATGCCCCCAAGCAATAAGCGACAGTTTTAAACGAGTTGGTCTACCCTTCTCGTCTTTAAGAGGCCCATTGGCGGACCCCATTCTTACAAGGAAGCTACCCTTCCTTCTTAATTGTGCAGGCGTGGTTGCCGTCTTCTTTACAGGTGGCTTTAGGTTTCCCTTCTTGCCGCTTTTGGTGCGGTAGGAATCTCTGCCCTGCTGGTTCAATCCGCCTTTAGGATTCTTACCAGCGCTCCGCGTCCATGCTGGTGTAGTCATTAACCAAGCCCCCCTATCTGGTTGAGCAAGGTGTCAAAACGTTTCTTTAAACTACCCGAATCTTTTCTCCGTTTGTCTCTGCGGTAATTTGTATCGCCTATAGGGGTATAGGTATTGCCACGCCTCATTAAGTTGTCGTCATCAAAATATTCTATGGGTGCTTTGATTGTGGAAAAGAAGTTGTCAATAATGCCGCTAGCATATTGCTTGAACTGCTTCTGGCGAGCGTTGGTCATCTCTCCATAGTACACGCCATGAAAAGGGTCATCGTAATCGATATCAACAACAGAAGGCTCGTCAGGTATTGTCACCTGCATATAATTCTTGTTGTCAGATGTGTTCAATACACCCCTTGCCCAATCGCGCATCTTGTATGTGTCGCCAGTGCGAAGGTCATCCCCCTCAAAATCTTCCACAAGATTCTGACCACCGTTTGCTTGAAAAGGGTAGTCATCGGTAATGAGGTATCTACCATTGCGCTTACTTACCTGCATTTGCCCTTGCGGTAATCCTTCAGCGCTTTCTACACCTAAAATTTTTGAGAGGTCGCTATAATCAATAACCCCAATCTCGTCTTCTTCAAGTTCAGGATATAACGTTCCAGATATTAAACGAAGCATCTCTATAGCCTCGCCAGCCATATCACGCTCAGTGATAGCCTCACCTTGCGCCTGTATATGCTGAGGCATGAGGGAGTTTAATACTCCCTGCCCATAAGAAGATGTGATGTCGGGTTCTTTAGCCATGTTGCAATATGTGCAAAACAGCTATGAAGGCTCAACGCACAAACCGAACCTTGGCGGAAATAATCTGAGAGTAGGACGGGGGGTCGACGGAGGCGCTAGCTTTTTCCTCCCCCCCTATCAACCTAGGTCAATCGATACAGATATTTCCCCAGCATTGAGCCTAAGTTGCTTATCGGGTGGGGCAAAGCCCGCCCGATTGAGTATGTCTTTGCTCGCCTCGAGCTGGACATACTCCGACCTAGCCCCCTTAGCTAGGTCGAGCAACCTGTGTGCGGCAATCGTAGCAGACTGACCAAGGCTCTCAGCCACAGCCTGCATCATGTACGCTTGTACATGCGGCAGTCGCAAAGTCTTGCTGGCTGTGACTCTTCCAGCCTCTCCGTCAGCGTAGCCAGCCAAGCCAGCGGCTTCCGTGATACTACACCCGTTTGCTACGAGCGCATCAACCAATGCACTCTGCTTGGCTGTCAGTTTACGAGGATTTACTATGTCGTTCATACAGGTCTCCGTTGTTGAACCCCCCCTTGTGTTCCCCCCCTTTATGGGATAGTCCACAACTGGGTGTCAACGCACATAATAGCAAGCCCCCCCCTCGATGGGGGGGTCGGGCTATATTCCGCTAAGACTCCGTCTAAGCTCCACAGAGCCTCGCATGGCGAGTCTCTGCCCATGCGGGTAACTATCCCTCTTGCGGGTAGCAAGGGGGGAGTTGCATGGGGCGGAAACACAACCCAATGATTAAATAAAGCAAAAAGACACGTATCCCACGCCCTGCTGTAATGCAGGGCTAGTGTGACCCTCGTGCTTGTTTGCTTTATTTAACAAGCCCCGTCGGGGTCATTGGGCAGTGTTTCTTCGGGCTTTATAATAAGAAGAGTATGTGGCTACAGAAGGTAGTCAGATACTATTACTTGTTATTAAGTAAGGGGGTAGCCTACCCCCCCTCAGTCAATCCCTCCCCTTGCGGGGACTCCCGCTGGGAGCAAGGGGTTGACTGATTCCCCCCTCGCTCTCGCCGAGGGGCAGGGGTTATGAACGGGGCGTTCAAACCCCATACCCAATTTGGGTAATAACTGTCATAGATTGGAGAATAAGATGACACAGACAAAAACAGAAATGCAAAACGAAATCGTAGAACTTAAAAAGCAGATTGAAGAACTACAGGCAATCTCGCCCGCTGAAACGTTGTTTAACCAGAGCTTCCAGTTTACCGAGTTGCAACCAGAGGAAATGTCATATAACCAAGCATCAGGTGAGGTGAACCCGCGATACAATGCGAATACAAAGTTCTCAGTTGGCAGACTGGTTGACCAAGCCGCAAAGAATGTTGTCAAAGCTCGCGACTATTTGAACGGCCTTGAATATGTTCAGGCTAATATGGAAACGTTCGATCCTTTCTACTTCACATCAGATGCAGATATTGAAGCCCTGCCAAACGCAGTTGGGCGGGCGGTGTCTGGATTTCAAAACCGCGTGTCGGAGTTTCATTTCATGGTGGATTATTTCAACACTGTCATAGAAGACCTATGCTGGGGTGATGGAAAACTGCATGAAGATTATGGTTCAGACTGGTTCTGGAATACACTATGCCCTCAGATGTTTGAGCGTAAAGTGTCCGATGATAGACCACGCGTATCAAGCGCGGATGCAAAAGCCGCAAGGCTTGCTCGTAAGAAGGTGGCTTAGCCACCTTCGAGCAGGCATCAGCCCCCCAGCCGAATGGTTGGGGGGTATTTTTTTGGGCAAAAAAATCGCGCTCGTCCGCCGGCGGCGGGCGCGCGGGGGTCTTTAAATCCTCATAGGTTTCCTCCCAGCGTGCCGCCCAGGGGCTATCGCCCTTGGGCGGCAGCGCTTGCCCCACTGCCGAACCCCCCTCCTGTGAGTGCGTGTTGTAGCGGCTCGCTAGAAAAGCCGCGACGAATTGAATGCATTTAGTTGCAGTAATTGGTTGTAACTGGTGCATTATTGCAGTACCATAGAGAAGGAGAATATATCATGAGTTTCACTGCAAAGACCAAGGCTCATGTGACAGAGCAGATAATGTCACAGCTTAAACAGGGTGTGCGCCCATGGATTAAGCCCTTCAATGGTGGTGGGTTCTCACTGCCCATGCGTTCAATTGGCAAACCATATCGCGGTATAAATATATTGTTGTTGTGGTTGGCAGACAGACCCAATCCAAATTGGATGACTTGGAATCAGATGCAACAGCTTGGTGGCAAATTGAACAAGGGTTCAAAGCACACCAAGATTGTATGGTCTGGTTACACAGAAGCAACTGATGACCGTGATGGATACTGGTCTGCCAAGTTATACAACGTGTTTAACTGCGGTGACATGACAGGTTTGGATGACAAATTCTATCCAAAGATAGGTGACTATCACAACCCAGACCAGCCTGTTGCATGGGTTGACGCCAGCATAAAGAACACTGGCGTTAATCTAAACGAGGGTGACATGGCCTGCTATGTGCCTGCGATGGATAAAGTATTCATGCCCAAGTGGGAAGACTTCCGTTCTGGTATCGATTACTACAGCACCCTCATGCATGAGGTTGTGCATTGGACAGGTCACGAGCAACGCCTCGACCGCCTCGATATCAAGAACAAAAAAGGATATGCGTTTGAAGAACTGGTCGCCGAGATGGGCGCATCATTTCTGATGGCGCATTGTAATCTCGAGCCAACGGTTCGGGATGACCATGCTCAGTACATAGGTCACTGGTTGGAAGCACTATCCAACGACACCGATTATGTAATGAGCGCCGCGTCTAAGGCGCAACAAGCTGTCGACTTAATAGTCGGCATGATGGCAATCAATAATGATGGATTGGAGAAGGCAGCATCATGAATAATTTAGCCAAAGTAAATGACCCTGTTCTTAATAATAATCTGATACTTCAGCAGGTGCAGAAGTTGATGGATATGTTGAGCCCTGAAACCGAGACCGAGCAAAAGGCGAAATCAACTGAGCCTTTTGTGATGCGTGAAAAAGATAAAGCGTATGTTGGCAAGCTTTGGCATGCCAATAGTTATGGTTGGTGTACCTATGAGATGATGGCTTTGTTTATGGAGTGCGGTGTGCCAACAGTTATCAACCTGTTGAGCCGCGCTCGTAACGATGAAGGCTATATCGTTGAGTCTATACCTTATAAGGGGCGCGCCAAACTCTATCGTATTCGCGAATCTCATGACGATATTGTAGGAGTGGCGGTATGACCCATCAATTAGCGCAAATGCAGGGTGTCTTTGATGCCCTGCACTATGCGACCACTGGCAAAGAGATGGTCGTGAATGTAGAAAAGCTGGGCATGAGACTGGGTGAGCATCTATGGCCTGACCAGTTTGCTGAGATTGCTGAAGAAATGTTCGGCGCTGACACGCCAGCTTCCAACCACTGTATCAAAGCCGCCATGTCTATCTTTGAAATGAAGATGGAAGATGAGCATGAGGAGATGCGAGATGGATACGCAACCCAGCAATTCGCATAGAGTTTCCATTGATATGCCATGGCAAGAAGCAATGGAACGCATACTCAGGGCAGTGCAACGTGAATGTAACCGTCTTGATAATGATGCAGAACATTACCGTGATGCCGCTGAAATTGACCCTGACTTCAGCAATTCATTTGCGTATAAAAACGCAATCGCTGAGAAAGAAGCATTGCAAAATGCTTACGTCGTAATCACGAGGGGCTATTAAAAATCTTTAGTCGTCCAGATTAGTAATGATTTGGACGACTCTTCCTATCAACTTTAGCTGTGACACATTTAATAGTGACCCACCTTCAGCTAAGAATCTTCGTTTATCATCAGTAGATTTTACCAATATAATTTCGTCATCGTTGCGGGCTACAAATAACTGCCCTGCACTCGTGCGGTTATCTGATTTTGCAACAATAATTTGTGACGAATTCACCCCAAAGCTGGGGTAATCCTTGCTTAGTTCGTAAGCCCGAAGCTCACCTTTAACACCAAACACACTCATCACTCTGACAGGCTCATCCTTATTATTATATAACGTAACGATTGTAGATTGTGCATCTACAACCGAGTTAACACTCAGGTTAGGTATTGTGCCTGCAACAGTAGCGAGTTTTGCTATAGTCCCTGATGACGGCTGATGTTTTGATTGGTTAAGAAACCGTGTGATATTAGTTGGACTAGTGCCAGCTAAATTAGCCCATTTATAGGCAGACCATCCTTTGGTATCCATAACCTCACGCAACCATACTCGTATGGCTTTGCGCTCATAGCTTTCCATGATCTTATACACCCTAATGACGGCGGAGATAAAGTTCCGCAACTTGAAAGTTTTCTATTTAAGAGCAATGCACCGTATGCCCTAACCTTCGACCGTATTTTCTGGCGAAAGGAAGGAGGAGCAGTGGGGATGTTTTCCCAATGAGACGTACACATAACTGATATTCTCCAATCAATACACAGTAAAAAATCACACCGATTTCTTTTTGTGCGTTTTAATTGTACTGCATTTATGCATTAATGCAAGTATGAAAACATATTTACAGCAATTACAAGAGATATCGTCACCAACTGGACTGAACCTTATACAGTTTTTTAAGCAAGCTGGTGTGCCTACCTCTACTTATTACCGCGCGAGTCATGGTCAGGATATGCGTCTGTCAACTGCAATGAAGGTTGAAGATGCGATCACAACTTACACACTACAAAGAACCAAAGCCCAATACGACTAGCTGGCAACAGATAGTCACGTCATTGATAGCAATTCGCAAAGACAAAGACATGTCTCAAGAAGCACTCGCTCATGAGATAGGTTGCGCGTCATCACTTATACACAAATGGGAGCAATGCAAACGTGTGCCATCAGGCTTTATGTTTGCCTGTTGGATAGATGCACTGGAAGCGGAAATCAAAATCGAAATCAAAGAAACAACTTAAGGCAAGACATGCCACTTGCGAACACTGCAAGGTGACCACCGAGTGGTACACCAAGCTGATGAGTGGTTCTATATATTGTCTGGATTGTATGGAGTATTATGGATGGCAACATCTCAGCGCCGTAAAGGAAGCTACCATGAAAAGTGGTGGTGCAATTGGTTCAAAGAAAAAGGTTGTGCCGCGAAACGTCAGCCCCTCTCTGGGCAGTTGGGAGGAGAGTATAGCGGCGACATCAAAATTGAAAGCACAGTCGGAAGACTGGTAGCAGAATCCAAATATCAAGCTGAAGGAAGAGGCTTCAGCTTCCTTACAAAAATACACAACGAACAAGAGGCCGACATCTATCTGCTGAAGCAGAAGAAGGGTGCGTCATTTATTGTGCTGGAAGCGAACAGCAAGCTTGCTGAAAAGTTTGTGCGCTGGCTCGGTAAGGGGGTGTAAACCTAGCGAGCCAGCACACAATGCCGCGCGAGGTGCAGGAGATATGCGGCTTATAATATAAGTGCATTAATGCATTGTATTTGTCAACATCTCAGTGGTATAATTAAAAAATGCACTTCTTTGCAGGAGGGGAAATGTTCCATCATATTGCATGGGCAATGACAGCAGACACGCCAGATGCTTTAAGCAGATGGCTGTTAGTTGTGCTTGCCGACCACACAAATCAAGACGGAGTAAGCTGGCCTAGCATTGCCACATTGGCAAAGCGAACTGGCATGGGTACATCAACCGTCTGTCGTAAGCTGAATATGCTTGAACGTGCTGGCCTTATAACCAGAAACTCAGGCTATGAAGGCAAGAGTACCCGATACCATTTGGTTATACCAGAGAAAGACAAGGCTATCCCAGAGCGGGATAACCCTACCCCACAGCGGGAAACTAAACTACCAGTAAACAATAATACTCTCTCGCAGTTGCCGCCTGACGATTGGCAACCAGCAGAAGAGGTTATTACATCCATCAACGACATCGCCTTTCGTGCAGGTAAGGAAGTCAACCATGACATTGAAGTCTTTAAATTCGTCAGCTATTGTCAAGCAAATAACAAGCAGTACAAAAACCTCACCGCCGCATACCGAAGCTGGTGCGCTCGAGTTATCTCAGGAAGTTTCACATCTAGCCCTAGCAAAAATGCTGGAGTCAAACGAGACGCCTTACAAGAGGACGCTCACGGTAGAAAATGGGGTGAGTACCTTAGTGCCGTTGCAAGCAAAGTACAGTAACGACCATGACATTGTTGGCTACCAGATAGATAAGTCAGCCAAGCTGGCAGACCTACAAGAAGCATATCGCAGAGTGCTTACAACTCTTGTGCCTATGCCAATAGATAAAATCAAAGAACGGTTAAGTGTGACAGCTATGATTATCACACTGCCAAAAGATTTCTCACCCAAAGTTCTGGCGATGAAGACAGAGATTCTTGCAGAGAAACTGCACGAATATCCAGCCGATATATTAATGCATACCTTTGATTATATCGAGAAGCACCACCGCTTCTGGCCTACCCTAGCGGAGTTCCATGAGCATTGCTCTTGGCAGGTTCGCCCCCGTAGACTGCTGAAAGAGGCACTGCATAAATGCATTGCTTCGCACAGATAACTGTGATAATATAGTTCAATATAGCACCATATTGTTGGAGATAGTAATGGAGCGTAAAGGTTACATCGGAGGCTCAGACCTCTATTCAATCATGCGAGGTGACTTGCATGACCTCTGGAAAATAAAAACTGGCAGAGCCATACCTGATGATTTGGGCAATATGTTCAATGTTCAGCTTGGTGTGATGACAGAGAAGTTCAACATGGACTGGCTACAAAGAGACACGGGCTATCATGTTGAGAAGCTAGACCCACTTAACACACACACCAAAGTCATATCAGATGTGCCTTATCAAGCACGGCCTGATGGCATCGCATATGATGATGAAGGCGTGGCTATGATTGTGGAGTGCAAGCACACATCCAGCTTCAAGAAGATGTCAGATATTCTGGAGATGTATCTGCCGCAGGTACATTTATATATGCGTGTCACAGAATTAAAGCATGCAGTATTCTCTGTTATCTTTGGCAATCGCTGGGAACATTGTGTTGTAGATTACAACCATGAATTCTGGATGAAGGTATCAACAGAAGCCCATGCGTTCTGGCAATATGTTGTCGAAGACAAAGAGCCACCGCTTCTTGAGCCAGCCAAGATTGACTGGAGCGATGTCAAGATTGATGGGTTGATTTCTCGTGATGCAAGTCAAGACAATCAGTTTGTAAATTTAGCACACGATTTTGTGAATACTTCACAGCATTTGAAACAGCATGATGTTGTGAAAAAAGAATTACGTTCGATGATAAATGACAACGAGCGTGAGGTGTTCTGCGATTTGTTGAGCATCAAACGTGATAAGCGTGGAGCTTGTCGCATCTATGTAAATGAGGGTGCGGAATAAATCCCGCACCCCGCACCTATGATATGATTGGAGAATAATATCATGCCAAAAAATAACGTAGAAAAGCTGGAAACACCAGCAAAAACTACAGCGCCAACTAACTTTGACGAAGCCATGCTGGCTTTCCAGAAGCTATCCCTTGGTGCTGTGAAGTCAGGGAAGAACCCACACTTCCGCTCAACCTATGCAACTTTGGAAGCCGTAATTGATGCGGCCACTGAAGCTAACCAGTTTGGGTTGTACTTTACCCAGCCGCTAGACCTTATTGTTCTTGATGGTCATGTCGTGCAGGTAGTGAAAACCATTATAACCCATGCACCTTCTGGCGAGAAACGTGAGAGCCTCTGCCCTGTGCGTTCCAAAGATAACAACGACCCACAAAAAATGGGGTCGGGTATCACCTATGCCAAACGCTATGCATTGCAGTCTGCGTTTGGTCTGCCATCAGAAGATGACGATGGCAACAAGGCCGCTGAACCAGCAAAAGAAAAGCGGATTTCAACCACCCACCCAAAGGAGTTTTAATTGGAATACAGTGATATAGATAATGGTGCGGCGTTCCCCATCAAAGAAGAGCAAGCCTTAATACTGACAGGCAAGCTTAGTCGTGGCGGGGAAGCCAAACCTATCGCAATCGTTAAAGACACAGACCATCAAGGTAATGATGTATTGTGTGTATACGAGCGCGTTGGTGTTATGTATCAGGATAAAGATGCAAACGCTGATAACAAAAAGCCTGCTTACTCAGGGCCATGTGATCCTCAGCGACGCATTGCTGGCTGGTATCAGATGAAAGGCGACATGAAGTATTTGTCGTTCAAAGTTTCTGATAAACAGCAGAGACAGGAACAGGCGCAACCTCAACAGAGTAATGCTATTGATGATACAGCTATACCCTTTTGATGATGTGAGAAAACATTTTCAAGTGACTGACCGTATGTTTATGCGCGTGTTGAAAAACGCGAACGTGCCATACCTAAAGGTCGGTCACAAGAAATGGTTTACTCAAGGCCAGTTAAATACTTTGTATAAGGAGGTCACATGTTATCCCTCTACAGACGCGGAAAAACGTGGCACATCCGAGGCACTGTCACCAGTGGTGACAGAGTGGTTGAAGTCAGGCGAACTACAGGACAGTCTGACAAGCGAACAGCCGAGGAAATACTTCACCAAGTAAGAGACACGGTCTTAAAACAAATGACGGGAAGGGCAACAGCCCTTCCTTTCAGTGTTGCCGCAGACGCATGGATGAACGCCAAGCGGCGCGGCAAGACAGATGGCTACCATTACAGCAGATTGCGCAAGCACTTCAAAGGCAAGAGCATCGACAGCATGAGCGCCGAAGACTGGAGCGGGTTCGTTGCCCTCAACATGTACGGAAAGAAAGCAAGCCATGTCAACCGCATGAGGGCAACCTTTGTTTCTATTCTACGCAAAGCTGGCAGTGATGCTAAGATACCAAGGGAGCGAGAGATAAGCGACAGAGTGCGCTTCCTTACCTATGAAGAGCAAGAGAGATTGCTTGCAGAATATCCTGAATTTATACGAGATATGTTTGTGGCTATTTGTTATCAGGGCTTACGACTATCAGAAGCATTGAACCTACAAAGACACCACATCAATCTTGATGCCAGAACATTGCTTGTTGAGAAGAGCAAGATGGGCAAGCGCCGCATCTTACCTATCCATGACAGAGTTTTTTCTTCATTTTCCTCTGTATCCTCCCATGGGTTTCTCTATTTCAACAGCAAAGGTGAGCGCTACGCAGACCCAAAAAATCTGCGTGGCGTTCACCGCAGGGCTTGTAAACGTGCAGGCATTGTTGACTTTACCATTCATGATTGGCGACACCACTGGGCATCTCGCCTAACTATGGCAGGCGCATCGATGCCAGCCCTTATGAAACTTGGTGGCTGGGAGTCCGAGCGCATGGTTTTGCGATACGCATCTGTCTCTGACCAGCACATAACCGACACACTGATGAGGTTGAAATGAAAAAACGTTTGCAAAATCCGTTAGTTATAGATAATGTATATACCCTTGGTAAGGGTGAGGTCGCGTGTTCGAATCACGCTAGCAGCACCATCCAATTCCAAAATATATTAAATGTTTTCAGAGCCTTGTGGCGTCTCTGGCTGAAATTAACTAGCTTCATTATTGCAGTGCTTCTGCTTTTTTGGACAGTTTTTACCATTTATGTATGCACAATTGACGATAGTCCAGCACAAATCCAGCACAAAATTGAAAGGAGGTTGGCCAATGGATACTTCTCTTAGACACAACAGTAAAGAGTACCGTAAGGCCGCACCATTTAAAGTGGGCATGATTGTAGAAATGTACGTTGAACGCACCATCAGAGCGCTTGATGCAAAGCAAGCAGAAGAGATTGCTATCAACCGTCAGCAATCTAAAACCGCTACACTACAGCGTAACGGATACACGGTTGGCGATATAGAAGTAATGAACGCAGAGGAAATAAGATGAACAGAAAAGATATTCTTAAAAAAGCAGAGCAAGCTGTCAATCAACGTGGCGAGAACTATGGTTCACCAGAGCAAAACTTTGAGCGCATCGCTCAACTATGGTCTAGCTATGCTGACCATGAGTTTCAGATTGAAGATGTTGGCGTTATGATGATGCTTGTCAAAGTGGCGAGGCTTATGCAAAGCCCACATCACGAAGACTCTTGGGTTGATATAGCTGGATACAGTGCGATTACTGGTGAAGCGATTGCAAATACTTCACATATTCAACGCCTTCCAGTGGGTCAGCAAAGCAAGTTGTCCAGTTTGTCGGGGAGGAAGAATGAGGGTTAATAACTTGAAGGATAGCTTGCCCAAAGTTTTGCTGTTCAAAACCTTTGACGAAAGCGTATGTGTCATGGAATTTGTAACCTCTCGCTCTGGCAAGCCAAGCTGTTCTACCCTGTTCCACATTCTCGATATGGCCAAGCGCCCAGTTGTGTCTATGACCACTTATGTACAGGTCGGCGTAAGCCTTAAACCTAGCCATCTTTGTTTGCGCGTGAAGAGCGTTCCATTGGGAGTGACCCGCCATATCGTGAGCCGCGTGTATTCTGCACTGTCTTCCATTTGGGAAGTTAATCCTGATCTTAGCTTCCCAATCCTCTCTTACGGTGTGCGCCCCAGTAATCCATTTCAAAGGGTCACCAGCACCACTCCACATGTCATGATTGCCGCCAATCAAAACGAGCGGGTTCATCTCGCGTATAAGCCACTCAACTAATTTCCATGCTGTTTTGTGAGATGTGTCTTGCTCGCCGTATAAGCGCCCTAGACGGCCTACCCAGTTGTTCTGGTGGTCACCTAGCGAACAACCATAGATGCCACTCTCAGGACTCGTAATCGCCAAATGAGAGCGTAATGAATCCCAGTCGCAATAGTTGTCATCGATGTGGGGGTCGCCAAACCAAAGTAGTCCAATCGGACGGTCTGATTGCATATTAATATCATACCATTTTGTAGCTAGCTTATGCTCTTTGCGAGCGCGAAACCTAGCGTGAAGGTTCTCGACAATATCCTCTACAGGTATGTCGTCTAATGGTACATCTGGTAAAATATAGTCACGCTCTTTTGCTGTCTGTAAGCGGCGGTGCAGTTCTGATTTTGAAATGCCCAGGGCGGATGCCGCTTCTCTGATTGTTTTGAAATTATTATATGCTTCTTGTGCTTGTTCAATTTTGTCCATTGCAACTCAACATCAAACCCCGAAGTTCTGCACCTCTTGACTTGACTTGTTGAAACCAAAGAGAATCTTCCATCTCATAAGCGGCCTTATCCCAATGACGGTCTTCAAGTGCAGCGATAAATTTCTTAAACCGACTGAAGCGAGGCCACCCCATATTAAACACCATAGAGGCAACAACCATCTGCGCTGGCTCTGGCAAATCTCTCCACCAATCCATGCGCTCATCTAGTTCTTGATACACAATCCTAACATCATCTTCCAAAATACACATTGCGGCTTGCTTTGATATAGGCTGTAACATGTTATGCCCATATCCTATTGTCGGCACACCAACTGTGTCGTGGTACATCTCAAGGCGTAGCCCCTCATGTTTGGCAACAAGCTCAAGAAATTTATCTTGGTTCATTTTTTAAACATCTTTGTTAACTGTTGAACGCCAAAGCTAGCGGCAAATACAACGCCAACGGCAGTCTTGTAAAAATCTGGCATAGCTTCCAGCGCCTGAAACCCACGTTGCACAATATCTTCATGACCTGTAAACGCGAGCAAGAGAGGGATGCTTACCAAAATTGTAAGCCACTCATCTTTCCAACTTGCGTTGGAATTTTTTGCTTGCTCAAGATTCCACTCTTGTTCACCAGCGGCAACGCGTTTGGCTACAGCAGACTTAGCCTTTTGCGTTTCAACTTTGGATTCTACCCATGAGCCAGCGATACTAGCTATTGGTGCTATTAATGCTTGTAACATAAACACACACTAAACTGCACAGATGCAGTACAAAACGCACAAAATCATTTTTTTAATAAATTACGAACTAGCATGGCTATCGTTAATACAACAGCAACAAGACCTAACCACTCATTAAGAGCGCCTAGCCACCAAGGAGCAGTAATGCCGCCAGCCACTAATGGAATATCATTGCTGTCCATTCTTTAACACTTTCAAATCAGATGTTTGATATGCTTTTAACAACGCTTGGTTATCTTTAACCATTTCGTTTCTAAAACTTTCAACCGCCGCGCCAGTGTGTCTAGTGTGCATAGCGTTTTCAATTAACAGTTTTGGCATCCACGCCATAGAACAACCCCAATCATCTACATCTTTTCCTGTCTGAGGGTCTCGCCCCCTTATCTGAATAAACCAAGCGCAGTCTAACTTTTTGCAAGGCTCAAAGTTATTTAAAGGGCAGTTGTCCTTAACCTCTAGCTTCATTATGCTGGCTCTTCTTCCGCCGCTATAGCCGCTTGTTCTGCATCGTATGCGGCTTGCCATGTAGTGTTAACATTAGGCCACCATGATAGTGTGCTAGTTGCCACATCTTCTTCGTTCTGTGTTCGTTTGCCCGTTGCCGAGTCACCTTTTTCAATTTCACAAACTAAACCGTCTGGAGATTGCACAGCCAAAACATCATTCGGCAACCAGCTTAAATCTAAATTTGAATAAAAATATCCATCTTTACCTATCTGATCTGATTCACCAGTGCCGCCATTTATTACTGTCCACTTAGCCATTTCTTAATCCTTTGATGCAATAATAAGGTCAACATATTGAACATTGATAGAAGCTGTCGACGAGCTTAAAGAACCTGCTAAACTGTGAGAGTGGTTGTGTGAACCACCACCGCCAGCGCCACTTGTACTGGCGCTTGAAATAGTTACATAACGATTACTATATCCACTGTAATTATTATCTGTATTTCCTAAGTTTGGCCTACTATAGCCGTGGCTATGTGACGGTATTTCAGAGGTAGAAAGAGTTGTACTGCCAATACTGCCGCTAATTCCCACAGTACCAGACACAGACGGTGTTGCCATTGCTGTAGAAAAAGCTGTAGTACCGCCAGAAGAACAAGAGCCGCTAACACAACGAAATGCTTTATCATTGTGTGTAGTTTGTTTTGTCCAGCCAGTAGGGGCTGATGTTTGCTGAAATACCATTAACGTGCCAGCATCAAATGCCTGAGCGTTATCTAATGCGCCAGCAGGGATATCAAAATTTCCGCTTATAACGTCAGCAAAATCTCTTGCTCTGGTCATAGATTACTCCGTTGGTTCAGGTTGTAATGCCGCAGTTCTAGTTGCACCAGCAGTTAAAAATGATGGCGTACCTTCGCCTGTTTTAAGATGTGGTGGTGTAATGTGAAAAACCATTTCGTCTAACTCTGCTTCTGTCATGTCAGGGCGAAGTTCAAGAAACGTCCAGCTACCATCGCTAAATTGTATTTTAGCCACGTTGTTATTAATTTCTGGAACTGTGTACTGCATTATGCTGTATCCCCTTGTGCTGTGCCGTTATTCGTAAACGTTACGAAAGATAAACCTCGTAAATATTTTCCTGACGCACCGCCAGCAGAGCCAGCAGAGCCATTGCTAGAATTACCATTTGTACCAGTAGAACCAGTAGTACCAGCAGAACCAAATCCACCACCGTTACCGCCAGCGCCGCCACTACCAGCATTTGTGCCGCCGCCAGAACCACCAGAACCAGAGCCAGCAGATTGATTATAGCCAGCACCTAATGCGCCAGCACCGCCAGCACCCCCATTTGTGGAGTATGTGTTGTTTAACGTGCGATAAATATTGTAGTATTGCGAACCGTCCATGCTTTGCCGGTAATTGCCTCTGTAATAAACAGCATTACCTGCAGACTTAGATGTTTGGTATTGGCTGACACCAAAGTTATAGCCATCAAACCTTGCACTACCGCCAAGATAACTATCAATCCGCCAAAATCTCTGGCTTGTCCAAGTCTGACCAGTAGTAGATGACGATGAATAACTACCATTACCACCATTACCACCATTACCGCCGCCGCCGCCGCCAGCACGAACAGTGCCGTTATTAATAAACGTGCAAGTAACTGCCGCTTCAAAAGCATCACCACCAGCCGCACCAGCCGCACCGCCAGCACCAGATAGCGTTCCATTGTTTGTAATTGTAATAGTACCTAAACCACCACTATCAATCTCTAATGCTTCTTCTGATGTGCTGGTTGCGCCTAGCTCAACACCGCTATCAATAACAATCTCTTTGCGATAGTTGACGCTGTAATCTGAACCAAACAATGTAGATGCGTTTTGATTGATAGCCCCAGCAGAAAACGTATATTTAAATCCAGCAGTAGTACCACGGAAATTATCTAATGTAATTGAACCAGATGTAGGCACAGATGATGCAAGGTTAGTAGCGTTATTGTTAGCGGCAAGGCTTCTGACATGAGAGCCGCCACGATACATTTCAGACATTTTAATAGCACCGCTTCTGCCCCATTCGGTGCGGACTGTGCTTAACGATACTGAGCCACTAGCTGATACTGCCATTAGATTGTACCAAAAGCTGTTACGTCATCTACAGTTACAATTTCGCCATCAGAGGCAAACTTGATTTTGGCAACGCCATTATATTTAAAAATCAAATCATCAGTGCTGATTTCGATTGTCCATTTGCTTGTGCCAAACGCTATCGCATTACCGTTAGTGTCAAGGTCTGCGCCAAGCTGGGGTGACGCATCATCAACCAAATCGCTGGTAATAGTTGTTGGTTCAAAATCAGATGTGGTGCTGTTATATGCCAGCACCTGACCGTTTGTAATGCCACTTGTGTTTACATCATTAGCATCATTGATGCTGAAGTTTGATAATTCAAACGTGCCGTAAGCAACAATATCTACTGTATCGTTAAGTGCCGCACCAGTTGATAGCACAACAGCAGTACCGCTAGTTGCAGTAAAATCAGTGCCATCAATCAGCTTAACACCGTTTAGATACACATCTACATAACCAGCATCATAGGTTGCGGCAAAAGATGTCTGCCCTGCTGTAGCTGTGTGTGTATTGCGTTCAGCAGTACCATTGACAGACGAGCCAGCGTTCTGGAAACCAGATGAGCCGTACACCTTCATCAAATTGTTTGCGCTATCAAACCACAAATCACCAGTTGTAGGTGACGATGGTGCGGTTGCGCTAACAAAGTAAGTGTCAGCAAAGCTGTTAATGTCGGTAAGATTGTTAGCAACAGTTGTGACGTCAGCGGCTACAGCCCCAACTGCTGAAACATCAGAGGATATTCCCGCAACAGTGTTGACGCTTGTAATGTTGGAAGCAACAAGAGCAAGGTTTGAATTGACAACAGTAATTGTGTTGCCCATGCCATTGCCATGAACTGTACAGTAATACCGCAATGAAGAAGGCGCGGCATTATCAACATCAATCTGAACTTGCGCGCCTGACGAACCTGCTGTGCCAGTAGTTGTAACACCAGTAGTGTAGCTATTACCAGAGCCATCTTTAAATGCTAAAGGATGACCAGTATTAGTGCTATCTGACAAATCAAAGATATATGTATTGCCTCTGTCAAACGTCAGTATAGGATTTGCCACGCCGTCAATGTAATAAACGCCACCCGATACAGTTACCGTATATGTTGTGCTTGCGCCCAACGCATTAGCCAAGCTCGTAATATCAGTAGTGATTGCCGCCAATGTTCCAATGTCGGTGCTATCACCAGCTACAGTGTTAATGTTGGTTGCGTTACTGTTTACCGCATTGATGTTAGTCGCGTTGCCTGCCACTGCTGTTACATTGCTTGATATGCCAGACACAGTAGTGACGTCAGACGAAATACCCGCAACGGTATTAACATTTGCGATATCGCTAGCAACTGTATTTATATTTGTAGCGTTTGTATGAACCGCATTAATATTTGAAATATTTGTAGCTACTGTATTCACGTTTGCAATATCAGTAGAAACCGTATTTACATTAGTAATGTCAGTAGCAACAGTGCCGATATCTGTGGCATCTGCGGCAACAGAAGTAACATCAGATGATATGCCTGCAACTGTAGTAATGTTGGATGCAATACCAGCGGCAGTAGTAACATTAGATGCGATAGCGGCAAGGTCAGAAATAGCATCTGTTGCTATTGTGCCATCTTCAATGTCAGCCAATGTTTCAATATCGGCTGCGATGCTAGCAACAGTTGTTGTGCCTGATACAGTAGCGCCAGCCTCAACAGCGCCAGTGGTCGCATTAAACGCCAACAGCTTGCCTTTGCGCGTGTTCACATCTGGCAAAGTAAGAGTGGCATCCGCATCAAAATCAGTAAGGCGCAGAGAACGGTCAATGTCATCTTGCAAGTCAGCTTGAATAGCAACAATTTTATCAAGCCCAATGTTCAAAGAAGCAACATCGAACGGACCCGCTGTTGGGAAATCAGTAGTCCGCTCGATGTCTATTGAGCGAGTGACAACAACTGTTGATCCACCCGCAATACCTGTAACTGACATTGTAATTGTGCCAGTTGTGCCAGACCCACCAGTAACAGTGTAGTCTGTAGTGATTGTTTTAAGCACACCATCAACGTAAACATTAAGGTCTGCATCAGCAAAAAACTCAAAAGGCACAGCAAAAGTCGTTTGCGTCACACTAGCCGCAACCGAGTAAGAAACTCTTGGGTCGTTATTTGCAAGGTTAATAGTCATTTTATCCCTCTATCATGCAATATTGCATTGTGCCACGCACAATTAAAAACCCCTGTATCGTTCGCCAAGCAATAACTCTTTTGCATCGCCGACTATATATGGGAGTCCAATAAAAGGCGCGGCATAGAATAATGTTTCCGCACCCTCTTGAGTGTCGCCATCTATGAATT